TTATTGGCATTGGCTTGGTGTCGGAAAATTCACCGGCTCTAGATTTAGACTTATCAGCGCCGCGTCATAAGCCTTTGCTGCTTCCTGTTCTGTTAAAAAGCTTCCTAGGTATCTGCGCGTGCCGTTTACCCAAATCTTTGCGATGTATTTCTGGTCAGATTTGTAAAAGCAAACGCCCACGTATCTGCTGCTACCGCTTCTTTGACGATGTGATGTACGATTTTGCTGGTTTTGCCTGTGGGTGACCCAACGCAGATTTTCGGCGCAATTGTTAAAAGGGTCACCTGAAATATGGTCAACGTGTTGCAGCGTTGTAGGGTCGGGATTCATTACCCAGGTTTCTGCGACTAGCCGATGCACCTTGGCATTCTTATTTTGGCCGGTGGTACGGCTGCGTAAACACACGGTGAGCCGCCCTTGCTTAGTGGCCGTTTGCCCTGTAATCCCAGGCCGGAGCCACTTGCCCGAAGGTCCAACAATTCTTCCGTCCGCGCTAGCCCACAGCGTAGGGTATTCCATGCTGTGGCGTACTGTTACGCCATCTACCACTTGTTCCACGAAGGTCTGATTCTCAATCATACTCTTATGTGGGCGCTGGAAGTGATTGTTTGAGCTTTCATACCACATAGTCATTTTGAGACTGTTCGCGCAGTCTCAAACTCAATCCTGCTAGCCTTACCTCGCGCGTATCGCGTCCGGATTACTCTGCTTGACTAATGCCTTCCTAGCTGATTCGGAACTCACAGAAGAGTCCTAATCAGCTAGGATTTTTTATTAAAAATAATTGCACTTTTTTTAGAATAAGCGGTGCCGTAAGCGCTGCAAGGGCGCTATCTTCATGTTGTTAGAGAAACAAACCAACCCCTCTGACACCAACCAATATGGCTACCAAAGCCAAGAAAAACCAGCCCGCAGCCGCCATCGAAGTAGCCGCTGCCGAACCCACTACCAAGCAGGTTGTAGAGAACACCAGCGAGGCCATCACCGACGAAGCAACTGAGGTTGCCACCGTTGAGGAGATTAAGAAGCGTGAGCGTGGGTACAGCCAAACGGCCATCGACAAGGCTGACCTAGAGCGCCTTAATGCTTTCAAAACCAATATCAAGGAAACTCGGAAGCTGAACGTGAGCAATCAGACTATCATCGCCGCTGCGCTCGATTGCTTGGCCACTGATGAGAATATGGCCGCGTTCCTGAAAAAGCTAGTGGCTGAGTCTAATAATAAGCAGCGAGCTAAGGATTTGAAACAGCTCGAAGCATTACAGGCCAAGCTTGCCCAGGTCGAGCCTCAGGCTGAAACTGAGACTGGAACCGAGGCTAACGCCTAAGCTGAATAGAAAGGGCCACGGTGGCTGTAACCACCGTGGCCCGATTCAATACCCTCAACTCCTTTCAAAAAGTGAAGGCCCCGCAAGATAGCGCTGGCCCTAGCTACTGTCTTGCCCAATGATTCACAAGACCCAGTTCTTTGACGACTTCGTAGCCGCCGTTTTTGCTGGCCAAAATCCAGAGCTGCCCAAGGTGGGCAAAAGCTATAGCGTAGTAGGGCATTCCCTACACGCCGAGGCCAGCTTGGCCGCTGACCCCATTGCCAACCGGATACTGCTACGCCTTGAGCAGGCTGATGCCCGTTTCCTGCATATCAAAGTGCCAGCCCGCCGGCTACGCGGGCCGCTATGCCTGCTGCCCATACTGGTTAACGGCCGGGTCATGGACGTGTTCTGCGCCCAGATGTTCGGCGGCCTTGTCGCCTTGGCTATTTATGGTAACCGGCCGCTGCTGACATACCAGCTTGTTGACAGGCTACTAACCGCAGTATAATCATCGCCTTAAAATGAAAAGCCCCATGCTTATTTATGAGCGTGGGGCTTTTTTATGTGCTTGTCCTCACTCTGCCTGTTTTTGATTTTCCAAATGATAGGACATCTTTGTTAGCCGAGAATTTTTGCAGGAAAAAATCAGTACTAGCACTGATTTAGGTTCGAATAGATTGTAATTTATTTGCATATCATAAATTAATTTTTAATTACCTGCCGCTTTAATGTTTAGGGACATGAAAAAGCATATTATTGCACTCGAGGTTTTACTAGGTTTTCTTTTATCTTGTAGTCAAGATAATAATTTGAAGACTGAGCAGTTGCACCCTGCCAAGGCAACTGCTAGCGACTCCTCAAGTAAGAACGAACCTGCTTTTTCCAGCGAACCTATACCTACCAAAAAGGATAGCATATCTTCTACGCCTCCATCCCCTTCTTACCCCGATATTTCGCCGACAGTAACAATTAAAACTTTGTGGTGCAATGAAAAAACAGAAGGCACGCTGGGTATGAATAAGCAAGATGAAGTTTACTTCATACTGGCCGGTAAGAAGACAGGTGGAGAAACTTACGAAGCAAGACTTCCTGCTGGCTTAACGTGGAGCTTGGAAAAAAGCGGTGGGTCTGGAAAACAGAGTTTAGAGGGTAAATATGGCGCTTTTAGCGCATGGCATGGAACGTTGAAGTCGGGAGAAAGTGTAGAACTGACATTTTTTTGGATGGAAGAAGATGCTGGTAAAGCCGGCGATAGGATAAAAGCGGCGGCTAGAGCCGCGAAAGCTACAGACCCTAATGATGCTATCATTGGTACAGCGGCTACCGTAGGAGTTATTCTAGGAGCGCTTATTGAGCGTGATAATGATGACTCATTGGGCTCATTCGCAGTAAAAATCACGAACGAAAACGGCACTTTAAAAAAAGAGTGGCAAGTAAAAGATAATTGTCTTGATAAAGGAGAAGACCCAAACGGCAAGAGATTTGATTTGAGTGGAAGCGGCGCTTATTATATGACTACAGTAGAAGTCAAGTAAGTAATGCTAGAAAAGCTTTACTAATATTGAGAGTATACTCTTAACTTACCTATGTTCAAAATAAAAAGGTAAATAATCAGTCGTAAGAGTTGCGGTACAGTCGGCAAACTAGCCCGCCAAGCCTCATTAGGACGTGCGCATCGTTACGGAGCCGTCCCGCCGCAGAATATCCACCACCGCAGGACTTGCGTGCTACCGGGAAGTATTATGGTATACAAGGCCATAAATCAACCGAAATCGACTGCGTGTAAAGCTGGGTGTAGAGGAACGCCGAAGAAGAGGCGCAACGAGTACTCGTTGCGCCTCTTCTTTTCAACAGAGCTTCAAGGTTCGCTGAGGTAGCGCTCACGCAAGGACAGCGAGGGCTAGGACAGCGATATTGTGCTACCATTATCTGTGTAGGTTTCGTACTTACTCGCCAATCTGGGGCAGGTCGAGTTGCATACTCGCGATAACCTCAAGCATAAGTTTGCGCGCTTCCGCACGCTGACTTTCCAGCACGAGCACCCCGTCAAAAATGGTCACTAGGTGGTTGATGCCGTTGGCAAAGAAGGCGCTGATGAAGCGCAGCATCACCTCCGATTCGAGCCGCTGCATTATGAGGCACAGGTTGGCGTATACCTTCTTGCTGGGACTCTCCGCAATGCGTAGTTTCTTAATCTGCTGGAAGCAGGTGGCTACGCTGGGCCACTCGGCGCGGAAGGCTTGGTGCAAGGGGCCAACCTGCTTGCCCTCCTTGCCGAAAATCACCCGGTACATGCAGGTCTTGGCGGCCTGGCGGTCGGTCAGATTTGGGGAGTCAATAGGCTCGCGCTGCTTCACTTTTTTGCCCTTAGCAGTCAGCTTGGCAGCCTTGGCCCGGTCAGCGTCCGCGATTTCCTCGCGCCAGTACACGCCAATCTCGCGTTCCAGCACGGAAATCCAGTGTTCGTAGATGCGGCCGTTCAGGCACAGGGTACGGTAGCGGTCGTAGTCGTCGCTGAACTGCATTACTTTGATGTACGGAATGAATGGGACGGCCGCAGGCACGTACTTCTCAATGATTTCGGGCGTGATGGCTGCTGTCAGCCAGGGCTGGCTGTTCACGATGTCCAAGCTCACCAGTTTTTCGGTAGGCTTGTCGGTGAAGTAAAGCAACTCCCGGATGCCCTTCATAAGGGTAGTGAATATCGTGTGGAAGCGCGTACCAAATGGGTCCACGAAATAGTACTCGATGTCCCGGCCGTCAACCGCTTCAAGGAACTCGAGGTACGTGTAGTCACTAAGCGAACTCATCGCGTGGTTCAGCTTGAACGTATCAACCAGTGCGGTCGCCTTAGGACTCGTCAGGTCGAGCCGTAGCGTTTCCAAGACCGTTACCAACTGCTGGTATTCCGGGGCCAGCACACGCAACGATTTGGCCTTTCTTAGCGCGTAAAGGTTGCGCTCGGCGTTGTAGCTGCGCTTGTCGTAAATCGGCACCTTGCGGTAGATTTTGGTACCGCCGAACAGCTCGTGCTGGAAGTTATCCCAGCAGATGCGGTAGCGCGTGGCTAGCCCGGTCTGGCCGTGGTAGTTGATAATCTCCACTAGCCCCTGCTCCATCAAAAACTGCTTGTACTTAGGCGCTTCAAGGTGCCCAAACAGTTTCTCCAGGTAGTCGCTATGCACCTCGACCTCGGCCCGAATGTCAGGCGCACCCTGACCGATGTACCGCTGCTTTTTCTGACCTTTTACCTTCTCGTAGCGCACAGTGCTGCGGTTCAGCAGGTACTTGAAAAACAACATCACCAGTTCCGGTTTCACCCGGCCCTTGCACATGTCCACCAGTTTCGTGGGGGTTAGTGCCGAGGGCAGGTAGCCATAGGTGAGCGGGGTCGAGAGTTTCTTGCGGGGCATTGGGTTAGGCGGCGGCGTTCAGGTCTAGGCCGTAGTGAGCGGCTGCGATGCGGGTGAGCGCTTCCGACACGTTACCCTCGGCTTCCAGCAGAGTGAGCAGGGGGATGGGCAGCGTGCAGTTGATGCGGGTGACGCGGGTATTGCCGTACTTGGCCGGGCGACCGGGCTTCTTGGTAGATTTCATTTTCAAGATTGTGTTTCTTTTACTTATATACTCAGTATTATATCACTCCCTTAGCCGTTTAGCTGAATTATTTCTAACTATTTTTAGGTACGAAACCACACCAGATAATGCTAGCCACCTTCTTCTCTCTCCTCTTCTTTCTATTATCCGTTTTGCGGTCGGCCGCTCGGTACGAAACCACACCAGATAATGCTAGCGAGTTGTTGGGGCTTGCCCTCTACCAAAGCAAAGGGTCACCCCCCTAGTGAGAGTGACCCTTTGCTTTGCCCCGTGAGCTACGATTACTAGTTGATGTCGTCGATACCCTCAAAGAAGTCATCGTCAAACCCCGTGTCAGAAGAAACAGAGGCCGTAGTGGGTTCAGGCGCATCCTTCTTTTCGAGTGGGTCAATACCCATGTCCAAAAGCAGGCGGTAAGACTTAACCTTTGCCGCGTTGGCCGCACGACGCGCCAAGTATTCCATGTGCTCCTGCTTCAGCTGCTTCGCTCGGCGACGCTCCTCTTTCGAGTAGGTGCGTCGCTTGCCTTCGTAAAAAGCCCGCGGTACGGAAGCAGGAGCAACCGATTCAGCCGGTACGCGCCGCATTACTACGTCCAGGAACTCGGCGGTCGGCTGCTTATCGAGCCCCATGAAACACAGGACACTGTCTGCAAATCTTGTCTTGAAAGGAGCAAAGAATACCACCCCAGCAACATTGCGGTCAACATAGCCCCCTTGGTGCATGGCATCGCGAAAGAATGCCTCGTTAACTCCGCCCAGCACCTCGTAGTGCTCATAAGTCCCACGGATGCGCTTTGCGTAGTTTACCAAATCAGCACGCGAGTAGAAACTCATGTTATTGACGTGACTTTTGCTCAGGCCATTTGCGGTCTGCGTGCGAAAAATGTATTTTCGCTCCGTTTGCTCGTTGGGCTGTTCATCAGGTGGCCGCACGCCTTTGAAAAGCTTCAGCGGCAGGTTGGCCGCCTCGCGTTCGGAAAGGCGTAGTATTTCAGCCAAAGGCTCCCGTAACTGGTGCGGGTTGGTGCCAGGCACGTAAGCAGACGGCTTTACCGGCTTGACCTGATTAATCAGGTCTGAGTAGGGGTAGTCGTAGTCGTCCCAATCGTCATACTCTGGCTCGTTGTTGTCCAGCGTCTCAGCACTCATACCTTGCTCGTCTAGCTCAGTTTGAGGTTTGGGATACTCGACGTAAAAAGTAGCAGAATCGAAGCTCTGCTTGGGGTGTGCAAGCAATACACTTTGTACTGGTTGCTGGTAGTCCTCTGGTAGGATATTCATAAACAAGGTTGGGTTACACGATTTTGGAGAAAGCCTTCGGCACTGCCCCGTTTTAATGCGGGGCAGTGCGCTTGACTAGTCTAGAGAGACCAGCTTTATAGCAGCTGCTATAAAGCCATCTTCGTGAACTGATGCCAGTTTATGGGTTGCCATCCAGAAAGCGAAGCTGTCATAGCTGAAGCTAGCCAAGCTAGGCTTCCTTTGGCCTGGCTGCTTCAATATTAGGCTCACGTCACTGTTACCAACCTCGTTGACGAAGTCAAAATTGTTGACAAGCAAAGTGCCTATTATCAGGCCTTTTTTTATCAACGGTAAGCTGAGTTTCTCACTAGGCTCATGCTGATAGCCATCAGGCCCTGTTAGCATGGTGAGGACTTTTGCCGGAATCATACCCGACTTTCCGGTAGCATCACTACCGCCTTTTTCAAGGTTTTCCATAACTTCGTGCACTCCTTTGACGGAGTTGTTAAGTTGTTCGTGTTCTTTATGATGGAACGATAACTTCTTGATGGTGTGGGTGCTTGCGTGCGTCAACATTGGGCACTCACACCTATCAAGTACTCCTATGGAATCGGTCTTGGCAAAATCTATTACCAGGATTGTTACCCATTTCCCTCGATGTCAAAATCAGCCAGTCCTTCGATTAAGGATTGGGTCGGCCGGGGGTGTCAGCCCCAAAATGACGGTTGCGATTGTGGTGAAAGTGAAGGCAAAGCGAAGCCACCCTCTCAAAAAAGAGACTTTTGAAAACGCCTTACTGTTGTTATTCCTACCGAAAGGGAGGGAAACCAGATGCAAGTATTACCTGCCTAGCACCACTTTGCCTTTTGATAGTACAAAGTTATGTCATTTGCAACTTACAATGCAAGATACATTGCATAAATTATTGAAAATAAAAAAGCGGCTGTTGGGCCGCTTTTCACAATGATTTGAACAGTAGTGATTTGCTAAATACGTCCCCTGGCCTTCAACTTTGCCTGTAGTTGTAAATAAGCTAATAGGTCTGGGTCATGGTCACCAAATTCCTTGCAGAACTCATCTTTTTGAGCCCAGGCGCGGTCTATTGCTAAATCTACGACTTGCTGGTTTGTGATGGAAAGGCCTAGCTGCTCTTTAATGTAAGACTGTAGGCTATTCAATACCTCAATTTTATCCTTGCCTATTGAGGTAGATGTATAAGATGTGATGCGCTTAGCCATGCGAGATGCTGATGAGTGTGTTATTACTTGTGTAAAAGTAGTTATAAAAACACAAACCAAAAAGCAGAAATACAGTCGTTACGTCAGGTATAGCTGTTGCTCTAGTAATCCTGCTATTCGTGTACAGACTGGTTGAGTCAAAAGATTCTGACCGTGTTAACTGCATAATCTGGTTAGGTAAGCCAAGGCTGGACGCCGGCCAGCTATCTTTGGCTGGTAACAATCTAACCACCAAGAAGATGAAAAGCGCGACACGCGGCGAAAGCCTTTTAGCCAACCTCAAAGGCGACCTGCTCCGGCTCTACGTTAAGGGCGATATAACCGCGCAGACCTACGACGTGGCCGTGGCCAGCCTCCACTACGAGGAGAAAGCCAAACGCTCAGCCAGAGCCTGAAACTCGGCTACCGACCGCACGACTGTATAGGAGTGGCCGAGCCGCGCGCAGTGCTGCTGAAACGCCTCCTGGCTCTCGCGCAGCCCGTTGCTACCGACTTTGAATTCGACCCAAGCGGTGCGGCCGTCGGGCAGCATGATGCAGGTATCGGCCACGCCCGCCGTGCAGCCGGCCAGCGCGTGCTTGCCCCACTTCTTATGCGCCAACTCGACTGGCACCGAGAACATGAGCAGGTGCGGGTGGGCCTCGCGCAGCCACGCTACGCACTGCGCCTGAAGCTGCCACTCCGATAGCTTGTGCGGCGGCAGGCTCACTTGGTTGGCCAGCTTCCGGTTGCAGCGCACCAACTCGGCGTAGGTGTATTCTTCCTCGTCCTCATCGAAGACGCTGGCCACGTCGGGGCTAGGCCAGCCGGGTGTGTGCCGGTCCATGCTCGACAGCGGCAAGACTTGCATGGAGGCACCAATCGACTCCACCACCGCGTAGGACACCTCTGCGCCTAGCTTGGCTCCGGCATCGAAGAACGAATGCCATACGGGCAGCCTGAACGCGATTTCAAAGGGCCGCTCGATGGCCCCGACGCAGCAAACTAGCTGTAGCGGCTCTTGGCCGTTTCGGAGCAGGCAGCCCAGGGCGTGGGGCGTGATAGTGGCTTTGGGGAAGAGGCCTTGCAGGAGCTTCTTGAGTGGCTTTCGGGGGTCTGGAGCTGGCATGAAATGACTTGCATTTCATGTATCTATTTTTTCGGCAAAAGAGGAATAAATATTATGTAAAAGTCAGATATATAGAGGGTAGTCCAAGCGGAAAAGCGAGGCTCTATATACCTAAGATGTTGTTTGACGAGGAAGTGGCCCTGAATGGTAAAGTGTACCGTCGCGGCACTCGATACCCTACTCTGTTAGTAGCCGAGGACGGTACTGTAATAGGGCCTAAAGGCAAACCGCTAGTGCCTCAAGTATTAAACCAAGCAGGGCATTTAGCAGTCGGCGTGTATTACGCAGGCAAGAGAGGGCCTAAAATGGTCTACGTGCATCGCTTAGTTGCGCTGGCTTGGATTGAAAACCCGGATAATCTACCTCAAGTAGACCATGTTTACGGCGATGTGACCGATAACCGGGCATCTCGGCTCCGTTGGGTTGATAATCGAATAAACTGCTTTAACAACGCTCGCCGCCGCGAGCACCGCACGACCTCAGTTTACTACGGCGTGACTAAAAATTCAAGCAACAGCTGGATTGCTCAGATTACTATTAATGGCAGGACAATGAGGTTACTTAGCAGCCAAGATGAAGAGGCTTGCGCTAGAGCCTACGATGCGGCCCTAATTGAGGTAGGCTACCTCCCCAAAAACTTTATCACTCAGTAACTATGCTAATATCCATCACAATTGGCTTGGTGTTTAGTGTAGTCAACGGTTTGGCTTGCGACCAGTTTCAACGCTACTTGAAGCAAGCAAAATAGAAAAGGCCCGCCATAACTGGCGGGCCTTTTTGCGTTATAGGCAGCTACTTCCTCGTGTACGTGTAGGCTGCAAGAGCCAGGCAGGCCGTGAGCGCCGCACCGGCCACCGACTTGTAAATGGTCGGGTCAACGCCAAACTGCTGAAGTGCGGTTACAGCCAGCAAAGCAGCTAGTAGGAGTATGCCCCAGGTTGGCACCCCGTAGATGCCACCAGTAAGAAAGTTCTTCATTAATCCGCAAGCGGGATTTCTTGGCCGTCAGCCTTGGGCGTAACGGTAGGCGCGACCACAACTGGTTCGGCCGGTGCTTCTTGGGTGCCTGCTTGAACTAGTGGGTTACCAGCGCTATCAGCCGTCTTGCGGTCGAAGTATTTGGCAACTATCTTCGAGTTTTGCAGGCCATAGCTAAGGAACAGCGAGATGAGCGCTGGTTCTACGCTGCGGCCATGTAGTTGCGCGTCGATGAGCAGCGAGCACCCCAGCACGAACGAGATGGCCTTGAACACGTCGAGTGCCACGTAGTGCCCAGTCTGCGGGTTGGTCGTTATGTCGCGGAAGATGGTGAAGGGTTCGGTGAACAGCCTCAAGGTTTGTTGTGGGGTGGATTTTTGAGCAGTTCTATGATGCGCTCGTTATGGCGCTCCATTGAGGCTTCCAGCTTATTGATACTGTTATTGATTTCCAGCTTCATTTCAGCGAAGCGCTGGTTTTGGTGCTTGATGTCCGATTCCAGGCCTACAACCTTAGTCAAAATCTGGTCTGTCTCGCTGACCTTCTTTTCCAAGTGACCCAACTGGCCGTAAACCTTATCGGCCAGCTTCTCACGTTCCTGCTGGTGCTGCGTATGCTGAATCGTATGGTTCATGCTATCGCTTTCAAGCTTCTTGATTCGGTCGGATAAGCTTTTTGCGTCCTCCTTGCGCGAGTCGAAGTACCAGCGCAGCCCTGCAATGATTGCACCTGCTGATGCTACCATCCACAGCCATAGCTGGTTGCCGACTACGTGCAACTCGGTCGGGTTCTCTGCTAGCGCTTTGGCAGCAGGCAGGGTTGCAAGTAAGTAGGAGAGCACGATGGTGGGGTGGCACTTTCTTTTATTTATGCGCTCGGCGGCGCAGTGAATCGGACGTAGTCTTATGCCTTCATGCGCCGCGCTTGAAGTCAACCCACGAGTGCTACACCACTTCCTCAGACATGGGCGTACCGTTTAGGAAGTACATGCGGTACTTCTTGCCGTTTGCCCGGTCAAAAAAGACTGCGGCCTCGCCGTTGTTCCGTTGGTCCACTATCAGCTCCGCGTTGGTGAAAGCCACCGTCGTGGCGTTCGCGGCGTCTGCCGAGCGGACGGCTTGCAAAGTGCCAGCGCTGATGCCGGAGACCTTGGTCGTGCCCTGTAGGTAAATCTTTGTTCCCCTTGGTGCGGTGCCTGTAAAGAGTGCCCCAGTAGTGTTGGTCAGGTCGCAGTCCACCAGGTTTACCCGCGTTGGGCGGTGGTTCTCGTAGGTGTTTCCCCTAAAGGTTATGACGCCGTTCCCGGTGTTGCCCTGGCTGGAGCCATTCTTAACCCCGCGCATTCGCACGAAATTGACCACGTCGATACTCCCGTTCTTTTGGGCGAACCTGGTGTCTATGATAAACGATGTCCTGTCGGAGATGACGGCATCGAATATGGTCAGGGTGTTGGGGATGGCAGAGTTATGGCTGGTAAAGAGCAAAGAGCCCCCAAAGACGCCACCTAGCAGCACATGGTCAAAGCGCGCGGTTGAAGTTGTCAGGCCGATGTAGATGCCGCTATTGTCCGTGAAGCTGGCACTAGTAGCTTCCACCAGTACGCGCTTGTCGCCCAGCGTGTACCCTTCCTGAGTGCCGCGCAGTACCACGGCATCCCTAGTGAGCGTTGTACTAGTGCCGTCGCTGCTGTTAAGGCCTTGGAATGCGTCGTCTATGGCTGCCTGGGCGGTCAGGTAGGAGTCGCCGCTGCTGGCAAGCACGTTTTTGCTCACCCGCGCCTCCACCAGGTTTGTTGCCAGCGCTTCGGTTGCGCTCAGCGCATCCGTGACCGATTGCTGGGTCATGGCGCCGTCAACGTTTTGCCCGGTGCCGGGGTAGAGCTTGGCGATGGGTAGGCCAGTTAATTGGGAGCCGTCCCCGACGAAGGCGGTAGCTGTTACGCTACCGTCTACCTCCAGTGGGGTGGGGGACTTGCGGCTGCCACTTGGCTGCAAGGGGGCTGGCAGCAGGTCTGTTATGCGTTGTTCCATGGGTATCGTGCCCGTATTTTAAAGCTATTGCAGTACTGGTTTGGCGAGGTACACCCCGCTGCCGTTGCCGGCGAAGGCGGCATCCACCGGCCCGTCGAGCACCTTCACGAAGGGGTAGAAGCTGCCGCCGGGCGAGGTGAACGTGGCCCTAGTCCTGAACCAGCCGCCGGCCAGCGCCGAGACGGTGCCGCTGCCGCCCGTGGCGGACACCTGCGTGCCAGCCTGTAGGTCGAATACCACCTTGACCACTTCCTGGAAATTGCTTGCGTCAAGCAGCACGAACTCGATGTGCTGGTAGCCGGCGGGCAGCCCCTCTATTGTGAAGGCATAGTTGCCGGCGGGCAGCGTCAGCGGGTTGTGATGCAGCGTGTGGCTATTGTTGGTGGCGGCTGTAGGCCGGGCCAGCGTGGCCGCCGTGCCACCTGCTGCATCAAGCTGCCCACCAAGCACCTGCATATCCGCAGGGCTCCACGCGGGGTCGGACAGGTCGGTTACCGTGAGGAGGTTGGGGCCGCTGGGCGCGGTAGCGGCCTTCGTGAACGCCGGGGCGGCCACTGAAGTGGAGGCGGTGCGGCCGGACGCGGGGTCGGCCGCAGTCCGGAATAGGAAGTACCCGGCCGGCCGGTCTACGTCGCCCACCACTATCTTGCCGCTCGCGGCGTCGTACCCAGCAACGGCCGTGTAGGGTATCCAGGTGCCGCTGCTGGCCACCTGCGCCTCGGTGCCCGACACGCCGTAGCGGTGCGTCACCGTGATGGTGTTCGCCAGGTCGTCGCCCGTCACGAGCGGCGCCTGGGTGGCAACGGTGCCCGTTGGGTTCTGGAGCACGGCAGCGACGCGCTGCCCGAGCGTGATGAGCCCGGCGGCCGTGTAGTGCAGGTGCTGCCCGTCCAGGGGCAAATCGTCGGTCGGCACGAGGTAGCAGCCAGCTACGTTGCCGGCTACGTTGGCCTGCGCCGCGCGTACCGTTGCCAGCGAGGCAGCATCCAGGAAGGTCTGGTTGGTGCTCAGCTGCACGATGACGAACGGCACCTGGATGCCCAGGTAGCTCCTCTTCGCGGCGATGAACGCGGTCAGGTTGGCTTCGTAGGCTGCCGCGTACGTCGGGTTCGCGTCGCTCTCGCCCTGGTCCCAGATGATGGCGGCGGGCGCGGGGTGCGTGGCCAGCGCCGCCCGGGCTGCCGTGGTGTTGGCATTCGAGAGGTCGTAGTACTCCCCGGTGGCGGTGGCTGCCCAGTCCTGGCCGCCGCTGGCCGCCAGCTGCGTACCGGGCACCGCGTACTTAGCCAGGTTGACGCGGGTACCGGCGGCCGTGGCCAGCGCCGGCAGCAGCGAGATTTCCAGACCCCAGTTATCCCCGCCGGTGGTGCCGCTGGTCACGCCCCCCTGGAGCGGGGCGAAGGCCGCCGTGAACGGGGTGTAGATGAACGAGTTGGGAAGCACGCCGGTGTAGCCGGCGGGCAGTTCACTCGCCCGGGCCTGGCCATCGGCATTGCTCTGGCCTATCAGCTCGTAGAAGGGCACCGCTGCCACGCTGTGCGAGGCGCTGCCCGTGTAGTAATGGCCCGTAATCTTGTCACCGGCCTGGATGTTAGCGTTGGCCGTGATGGTGAGCGTTGTGCCCGAAACCGAGTAGCTGGTCGGGTAAACCAGGCGCACGTAGCCGGTCGTCTCCATGACGTAGACCGAGAGGATGCCGGTCGCGGCACTCGCCAGGGTGATGGTCTGGCTGCCCGCTGAGGTGGCGGTAATCTCGCCTATCGCCTTGATGAAGTTGCCCGAGGCGCTGCCGGCCGTATTGCCGCCCATAGGCACCAGCTCCCACTTACAGGGATTCTTGCCGCTGGTAAACGAGCCATCCACATAGGCGTGGAACTCGGGGTTGGTGGGTTCATACGCCACGCGGTAGGTGCCGGTGTGCGGCCCCAGCTCCACGGTCACGGTGCGGTTGGCGTAGAGAATATCGGCCCCCGCGTTCTCGCGAGCGGTCAGGTCCTCTACTGTGTCACCGATGGGGTAGGGGTCGGCAGCCCGCTCGGCGTTGGTGTAGAAGCGGCAGGCCAGCTGGCCTAACCGCGACTGATTAGGCACGTCGTTGAAAGGGTTAAGCTCTGCCCAGTTGGGGTCGGTGCTCAGGCCGGTGGGTTCAGGGATGCGGTTGTTAAAGAAGGTGCTCTTAACCAGCGCCTGCTTGGCCTCAAATATGCGCTGGCGGCCATTCAGGGTGTACTTGACAATATTGCCCTTTGCGTATTGGGTTTGAAAAGGATTGAAATCGGCGAAGATGCTGTACAGCTCGCCCAGCGAGCCCACCTCGTGCCACGAGGCCATGCTCTTGTTCCCATTGAAATCGCCGTCAATGCTGACTGGGCCGACAGTACCCTGCACGTCCGTGATAAGCCGGTATACTGCGGGCTTTGGGAACACGACGTAGCAGATTGTGCCTCCGCACAGCGTATCGGGGTCTAGCCCTACCAGCGTCGAGTTGCCGGGGTAATACTGGGGGTCATTGGTATCGTAGCACTTGACCGACTTGATGATGCTTTTTAGGTAGTTGGCGCCGGGCTGGTTGTTGGCCACGGCCTGTATCACCGTTGGGAAGCTAACCTGAGAGCTCTTGTCGGTGCCGCTGCCAGCCGGGTTCTCGACCTCGAAAATCTTATCGAGTAAATCGGCATGCTGGGTGATTACAGGAAGGTCTTTTATCCTTAGTTGGTTGGCGGTTGGGGGCATGCGGGGCACAGCGTTTTCTTACCTTATGTATGGTGCTGCGCCCGGCTTAAAAAAGTAACCCCCGGCCGTTGCGGGCCGGGGGCACAGTTAGATAGCAGCAACGCAGTTAGACAGCTGCGACGCGGTAGCCCTGGTCGCCGGCCGCGTCGGTAGCGACCCGGTAGCCAAGCTTGCCATTTGCCTTCGCGGTGCGTACCCCGTTGGGCAGCGTGACCACCGCTCCGCCGTAGTAGCCGTCGACAATGCGCCGGATGGTGATGTCGGCCTCGGCAAGCCGCTCGTTCTTTGATACGCTGATGATGACGTACTTGCCCTCCTCGTCAGGCTGGCCGGGCATGTCCAGCATCAGCCCCTGGCGCAGTCGGTTGATGCCGGGGCCGCGCACGGTGCCCGTAACCTGGCGGCTGGGGTGGGTGCGCAGCTCAATTCGGTCAAAGCCCACCATGTCGAGCAGTGGGTAGGCAGCCGGGTCTTTGGGCCGCTTCCATCTGATGGTCGCGGTGTAGTCCTCGAGCGAGATGGCGTGCCGCCAGGCGTACACGTCCATCTTTTTTGGGGGCAGGCCGATACCCGCCGAGCTGGGGAGCAGCGGCAAATCGGCGTGCACGATTTCCAAATCATCGAGCCGGATGCCGGTGGTTACGGGCAACGGGTTCTCGGCTTCCTTGTGGTCGAGCTTGAAGTTCGACCAGTCGTATTGGCCCGGCTGGATGGAGAGCGCGATGTAGTTGAACTTGAGGGTCGAGTTGACCGACAGCGCATCCTTGGCCACGGGGTTGAGCACCCGAATCCGCACCGAGCGGCCGGGCATGCCGGTGGGCAGGTAGGCCGTGAACTCCTTCTTCTTGTCCGTCGTGCTCACGTCCACCGTGATGGGGCTGCCGTAGGCCGCGCCGTCGCACAGCACCTGGAAGTAGGTGGTCACCACCATCTCGGTGGTGGTCTGCACGGTGGGTTCCAGCAGAGCCTCGAACTTGAGCAAAATGCTGTCCTCGTCCTGACCCGTGAGGTGCGGGATGCCGGGTGAGAGCACGTAGTCGCTGGTATTGTAGGCCTGCGTGTAGTTCGAGAACTTGAGCACGTACTCATGCACCTTGTCGCCCTTGGCGCGGGCCACGGTGGGGCGGCCGACAATCGACCAGTACTGGGGCCGGGTGTTGGTGCTGTCCCAGTCCACGAAGTAGCCGTTGTCGAGCAAATTGGCTTCCAGTTGGGGCTTGACCTTCACGTTCACAATCTTGGCCGCCGCCACGATGGTGCGCAGTTGGGAGCGGTCAACCCAGTACAGCTCGTTCGGGCCGGTGGCATTAGTACTAGGTAGGATGCGCAGCGGGGTGGGGGTGGTATCAATAGTGCCAACAGGAAGCAGCGTACCTGCCGGGCTCCACACGCGCACGTCGAAGTCGGCATCGACCTCGCTGAGCGAGATGATTTTCCAGCAGCCATCGGCCTGGAAGAGCATGGCGTTAAACAGGCGCAGGATGGCATTCACCACCGTGCGGCAGTCCACTAGGTCGTCGTCGCTCACGTACTTGGCGTCGCTCTCGTCGCCGCTCTTATCATAGGCATTGCGGTGCACGTAGGCTTCAAGCAATGGGTCGCCGGTGGCCGTCATCAGCTGGTCGCGCAGGTTGAGGCCACACACCACGGGCAGGTTCACGTCGGCAAAGCTTAAGCACTTCAGGATGATGCTGAGCATCGAGGTGCGGGCCACCTGGCGCTCGCCGAAGAAGTTGATGAACTTCGTGTCGTTGAGCTGGCCCAGCCCGTCAACGGCCTTGAGCTTCACCTCCTGGCCGGGGCCGAGCAGGGCCTCCTCGTAGCTGGTGCTGTCGATGTAGCCGCGGAACTGGAGCTTGCCGCCTCGGTAGTAGTCCACCCGGTTGAAGCGGTCGTCGTTGAGGGCCGTATCGAGGAACTGGGAGACGATTTCTGTGCGCAGCGAGAAGTCGAGGTTGGCCCCGACCGCCTCGGGCAGGTAGCCGCCGGGGTCGCTGCCGCTGTCCCAGCTCAGCACCACCGGCTCGCCCGTGCCGATGATGGGCGTGACTGCCCCGGCCCAGTCGCGCTGGAAGATGCGCAGCTCCAGCGGGGTGCCGTCCTGGTCGTCGAAGGTCAGGTTCCAGCGCTCCCGGTAGCCATCCGTAATGTCGAACTCGACGGACTTATAACGACTTGCCGCGTCCGTCACGTCAACCACGTAGTGGCCCGGCGAGAGGCTCTCGTAGATGCCGGTGTAGTTGTCCTGCACGTAGCCCGGCCGCACCCCGTTGCGTAGGTGGAACTTGATGGGCAGCGAGGGGCTAGTGGCCAGCACGGCCACGCTGCCGTTCTCGGCGCCCTGCACATCGACGTCGTTCTTGATGACGTCCACGATGACGAGGTCGCCGCGCACGGCCTCAATGGCCTGCGTAGTGTCATCGAAGAGGATGTAGTCGCTGTCGGCATTCTTGAAGTAGCGGCTGGTGGTGGGCACGTAGTTCGGCGCGAATGGGTCGAGGACGTGGAAGCGCACCGTGGTGCTGGTCGTGCCCAGCGTGAACTGGTCAATGACGGTGGGCTCCGCTGCGGCGTAGTGGAAGAACGAGTAGTTGGGCAGGTACTTCCAGTCGTTGTTATCCTGCTTGTTGGCGGGGTAGGGGAAGCCGGTCACCCGGTAGTCGCGGCCCTTCATCTCGTGCTTGGCCGCGTAGAACTCGGCATAGCCGTAGCGCACGACGTGGCCATCCGCGTAGGTGCGGTAGAACAGGGGGCCGCCCAGCGTGGGCTGCGGGTCGAAATAGGTAACGTCCAGCGGCTGCACGTTGTCATGCACGCCGTCATGAAGCCGTTCCCACCAGCCGTCCCGCAGGCCGTTCTCGTCGGGGTAGGGGAGCTTGCCCGAGTTGTTGACGAACATGCTGGTCTGCATGAGCTTCAACGCCCGGTAGTAGCGGATAATGGTCTCGTTGGGGCGCACGTAGCCCACGATGGTGCCGATGGCGTAGTCGGGAAAGTACTCGTTGAAGATGGGGAAGGTAAGCGTGATGGGGGGCACGTAATAGCCCTGCCTGGTGACCTTGTTCCAGGCGTAGCCCTGAATCTTGCCCTGCTTGATGCCGCCGAAGATGGTGCTGGGCTCGGGGTTGACGTACTCAAACTTGAACCAGGTGATGGCGCTGGGCATCCCGACGCCGCCCGTGCCGGGCACGCCGCCCAGGGCCACCGTCAGCGGGTCACTGGAGCGCTGGCAGTTGCCGTTGTCCTGAAGCTGGGCCGCGTAGGTGCCAGGCCCCACGTTCTGGTAAGTGAACTGGTAGTGGGCAGGCAGCACACCGGGGTTGAAGTGGACGAAACTGGTCGGGAGGCCGAGCGTGGCGATGTAGCAGTCAATGGGCGGCTTGGTGCTGGTGGCCTCCACCACGATGGTGCCGTCGCGGGTGGTGGGCGAGCTGGTAGGTACGGTGCCGCCGTAAATCACGGTTAGGTCACAGGTGCCGTTGCAGGCCGCGCTCACGCTGTCGGTGAACACGTAGCCGACGGGTTCGCTGATGAGTGACGTGACCACCCGCAGTACGCCCGCGCCCATGTTGTCCACCGCGCAGTAGCGGTCTAGTTCCTGGCCGTCCGGTAGGTACCACTGCGTGCAACTGATGACCGTGGTGGTTTCCAGTACCACGGGAGGCAGCCCCTGGGCGCGCAGGGCCGGGTCGTAGTAGAGGTGGTTCTGCTGGGCGGAGTTATTGCTGTTGGAGATGCAGTAAGTCCTGATGAGGGTTCTGGCCATGAAAGCAAGCGGGGTTCTTGGCTTATGTATGGTCGGGTGGCAGGCGGCAAAAGCAAAGGCCCGGCTGGTGGCCGGGCCTTGCTGGTTAGCGCGTGGTGCGTAGGCGGTAGGTGTCAATTTGGGTAACGGCCCGAAGCTGTGAGCCCTCTGCCCGAAACTCCACCGGGGCGAGCTTAATCTCCACTTGCAGCTTGCTGTTGTTGGTTGCGTTGTAGGAGCTGCCAGACCCGGCCCCCGTGCTGGCACCACCTGAACTACCGGAACTGGCGCCCGCGCTGGGTGCCACCTTCTTGGAAATAGCCTTGAACACGGCACCGGCCGCGATGGCTGCCAAGCCAACCGCGATGGCGGCGGGTGCCGTGAGCGGGTTGCTAGCCAGTGTCGTGAACGCCAGGTTGAGCAGGCCATAGGTCACAAGCTGCGCACCAAGCTGTTGCAAGAAGCCCCCAATGGAGGCCAAAACGCCCGAAAAGAGTTGCGCAAAACCGTCTTGGGCGCTGGCGTTCCCTAGTGCTATATCGGCCAGGTTATCGGCTACTGTCGTGGCAATATCGATGAGCAGCCCCTTAAGCGCGTCGGTGGCCGAGTTCGTAATGTCGCTCCAATCGGCGGCCATCTTCAGTTGCTTTAGCTCGGCCGTGAGCTGCTGGAACTCAGGCGTGCCCTGCTTGCCCAGCGCAATGAGGTCGCGCAGCCGGGTGGCCGTGACCTGCATTTTCTCCGCCGCCGCGTTGAAGCCCGCGCCAAACGCGCCCTGGGTGTTGTTCAGTTCCTGCATGGCCTGGGTGTAGGCCTTGAGTGAACTGGTATCAAACGCGTTCTTTGCGAGGGTTGGCGCGGCACCCGCGATGCTTTTTGACGTCTCGTTGGTGTTGACCGGAATCTTGTTGTCGGCCAGCTGCTTGATGGCCGCTTCCTGGTTTGCAGATAGGGCAGCGGCCAGCTTCGAGGCGTCGCGGTCGTACTCAAACTGCACCTTTGCCTTCAGATTGGCGTCGTCCAGCTCTTTCTTAATTTGGGCAATCGTGTCGCCGTCAATATCGAACTCAATAGGCGCGTCGCTGGGCTTGAACCGGAGGCTAGCCAGCAGTTTGGTGACCCCATCCTTCGCCGAGTCGAGCTGGGCTAGTAGTTTCACCATGTAAGGGCTGCCGCTGCCACCGGGGAGACTGGATAGCTTTTCAACAGCAGTAGTCAGCACCTTCACCTTTTCAAAAGCGCCATCGAACTGGCTTTCGACCCCCACATTCACGCGGAAGTTGATGCCGGCCACCTTGTTCTGCGCGTCCTGGAAGGCTTTTAGCAACTCGTCGGCCGCCTTCTTGGCAGCCTTGCCCGTGTCCAGGTACTTCTTAATCAGTGCTTCCAGACTGGCAACGTCAGCCTTCGCGTCGTAAAACGCCTTGGTGCCCACCTGCAACGCATCGCGGCGGTCCTTAGCCTCTTTCAGCCTGGCGTTGAGGGTGTCAATCGATTCGATGGTGCCTTCCAGGTTGCCACCGCCGAGCAGCGCCCCGCTCAGGCTGGCATCCAACTCCTCCACCGCCTGCTGGGTCTGCTTGGAACCCGCGATGACCTCCCTGAAGAAGTTGCTGAATGAGTCGCTTTGCTCCTGCTTGAACAGCAGGTTGCGGATGGGCCGCGAGAGCGATTCCACGTTAGCCCCAGCATCACGCAAGGCCTGGCTGAAGTTGCCTTGCAGCAAGTCGCTAATGAAGTTGATGGTGTTCGAGAAGGTATCAGCAATGGCAGAAATACCCGTGGTCAATTCCTCAAACAGCGCCTTGAAGATGCCGGTGGCCGAGATGAGCCCGGTGAGCGTGCTATCGGTAGCCGCCTTGCTCTTTTCTGAGGCGGTATCCACGATGCCCAGCGCCGACTTCACAGTGGTAGCCAGCTCGTCGTAGGCCGCTGAGGCATTCTGAACCGCTTTTATTACGCCGGAGAACGACTCCGATACCGTGTTAATGGCCTGCGCGCCCGGCCCCTTAAAATAGGCGACCAGCTCGTCCCAATTGTTATAAATCAGCAAGGCCGCCGCAGCGACCGCGCCCGCGATGGGCAGCAGCGGAGCCAGGGCCGCGACCGACGTAACGCCGAGCGCCGAGAAGCCCGCCGTGACCGCAGGGATGGCCGCCACGATGGCACCCACCGCGACTAGGATAGGCCCAGCCGCAGCGGCCACGCCCGCGAAGCTTAGTATTACCTTCTGCGCGGTGGGCGACAGGTTGCTAAACGCCGTGCCCACTGACTCGATGCCGCCGGCAATTTTATCGACCACCGATTGCAGGTTCAGGTTCTTTGCAATGCTGGCCCCGATTGTAGCCAGGCTGCCCTGTATCGAGTTGCCCAGGTTATCGAAGGAGTTGCCCAGGCCACCCGTAGCGCGCTCGGACTTGGCTAGTTCCGTGACCAGCGTACCGATGAAGTCCTTCGTGCTCTGGCCTTGCGCGGCTAGTTGCTTCTGAATTTCCGAGGCGCTGACCGTGCCATACAGCTTCTGAAGCTGCACGGCTACCGAGGGCGCCGCGTTCAGGATGGGCTTGAGGTCGGCCGCCGTGAGTTTGGCACTAGCGCCGAGCTGGCCGAGTTGCACGGTGAGACCGTCCAGTTGCACGGCGTCACCGCCCGATTTGGCGACAGCGTTGGCAAACTCTACCAGCGAACGTTTAGCTAAATCAGCGCTGATACCAACCGAGCGCAGGCGGATGTCGCCCTTTACCGCTTGTTCCAGCCCGATACCTGGAGCCTTGGCCACCTCAGTCAGTTCAGCGAACCGCGTCTTGGCCAGTTCAGCCGATTTGGCTGCTGCTTCCAGCCCCGTGATGCCTTGCAGTGCCAAGTCCTGCTTCGAGAGCGTCTGGAGTCCCAGTTGTAGCTTCTCAAAGTCGGCGTAGGTCTTTACGGCCGCCGCGCCACCAGCCAGCAGGGGCAAGGTCACGTAGGTGGTCAGGCCCGCGCCCGCCGATTTGATGGCGTTACCCAAGCGACCGTACCCTTCTTCCAGCTTTTTCTGCTGGGCATCGAGCGCATCAAAGGATGCTTTCAACTGCCCGTTGGCTGACGAGAAACCGGCCGCTAGGTCGTTGGCGGCCTTGCGGCCCGCCGCTCCGGCGCGGTCGGCGAACTCGTCTAGTTTGTTGCCTGCTTGGTTGGCGACATCCTGCGCGGCGCGGGCGTAGCTACCTAGTTGGGTAATGGCACTCTGGATGCCTCTGGCTAGTGCATTGTCGTCAGCTCCGAAGATGACATTGAGGGAGCTTAAATCCATTTAGCATGGGTGTCAGCTTTTTAGAGCAGTCCAGCTGCTTTCATGCGGGCCCAGTGGGCTTGTTGCTCAGTGAGGGCGGCTTGCTTGGTTGGGCGGCCCGCAAAGCGGTCGGTCAGCAGCCACATGAGTTCGTGAGGTTTCACGCGGTCACTTTTCTCGGCCAGCATATTGTGCAGTTGGGCCTGGAGGTCGCGGAAGGGTTCTTGCTTGCGAGCCAGTTTGAGGCGGTAGAACCATACCCGACGCTCGTACTCGTCCCATTCAAGCTCCCAGAAATCGGCGGGGCTAATTCCCATCTCGTAGCACGCAAAAAAGAGCACGTCGTACCACACCTGCGGCGGCTGGTCAGACGTGCTCTCGTTACCGGATACCTTGGGCAGCGGGTGCTGCTGGGCTAGCCAATCATCTAGCTTTTTTTTTGCTCTACAATCTCCTGTAGTGCCAGAAAGGGCTTTGTGAGTTCAGCGGTTGCTTCTTCACCTTCCATGTCCTCCACCCAGTCCACCACGTCATCGTAGGTAAAATCGCACGAGCGGGTTTCGCGGTACTGCCCTGCGTAGAGTGCCGACCAAACGTAGGTGATGGCCAGCACCTCGTTGGTCATAGGTAGGCCGGCTGCAAACTCGCTCATCTTGTGCCAGTATTCATCCAGTTCGATGCCGAGGGTATCGGTGAACATTTTGGTCTGGCGGGTGCCGTTGACGTGGTAAGGGCGTGCCTTGCCGCCGATTACCATCGTACCGATAGCGTTGTTCTTCATGGGGTTACTGAGGCTATTTTGGGGGCACCTCGTATTCTATCTATTGCGTTTCAGCAGGCCTAAAAAAGAAACACCAGCGGCTTTCGGCGCTGGTGTTGCTCTGATGTTTTAACCGCTTAGATGCGGGTGAACTCGCCGTTGCCGGTGAATGTCGCGCTCCACGTAACCGTGCCTTTTTCGGGCTGCGAGTACTTAATCTCGGAGATGTAGGCCTCTCCTTCGTAGCGAGTGCCGGTGCCGTCTTTCTTGGCGTAGGAAACGGTTACCGCTGTACCGTCCACGAGCGTGTCAAATAGCTCGTCTAGGCTTACATTGGTAGCCAGTTCAGCCGCAGTAAATTCCCGATAGAGGCCGTTTACGGAGCCAGTCCAAGCCATTTGGCCGGGGCTATATTGCTTCCAGCCGCTCGAGGCAGAACAGGTTGCTTCGTCCATATCCCGGCTCACAGTCCAGTCGGCCGATTGGGCGCAGCCGATGACCTTGCTGCCGATTTTAACGACAACGTCAACTGCATTAATGTTACTTGCCATTCCATAATGGGGCAATTTTTATCTGCCGTAGGCTGTTGGGCCTGAGGGCTATCCGCTTATGTATGGCGGTTTAACGGGTGGTAATCGGCTGGCCTTTCAGGGCTTTAGATGAGGACTGTGCCATCAATAAAGACGAGCGCGTTGCCGGCCAAATCCTTGCCGTACCTAGTGCCGTTCGCGTCGAAGAAGGCAAAGGGCTGGTTTAGGTATTCTGTTGTCAACGTGGCGAAAGAATAGGCACCTCCTTGGATGAACACCGTATCGAACGGCGGCCCTGACGCATTAGGAACCTCGTTGAAACTGAGGCTACAGCCGCTGGTAGTTGCGAAGCTTACCGAGCCACCTTCCGGGGTGCTGTCGCTGAGAGTCAGGCCGTAGCTAGGCAGGGTAGGTGTCACCGCTAAAACGTCGGCGTAGACCGTGAAGCGCAAGCGCAGGTTGTCCTGCACGTACACGTTTAGGTCGTCATACCGCTGGGGTAAGCTCAGGCGCTGCACCTCAATAGGCGACATTGAAAATCCGGTTAGCGTGAGCCGCTGGTTCACGAGTCGGCTCATAATCTCGGCGCTCACGTCAAGCGCTGGCTCCACGTTGGCATTCCCTCGCTCAAACTTGGTGTAAACCGAGAGTAGCAACGTGGCATCCCAGGCCATGCAGGCGGCGCTGCCACTACCCGGCGTAAGGGTGGGCTGGCTGATGAGCACGTACTGGTCTACGCCGAGCGGAAGGGTGACGTAAACCGGAAGCGCAAGGCCATTTAGTGCGTCATAGACTGCCTGAATAATGGGCTTTTGGGGGTCAATCACTGGTCATTTATCCGCGTTTTAGGGCTGCTGCCAGCTTCCTCGGTAGCTCGTTGCGGCTGGCTTCGAAAGCCGGGAAAAGGAAGGGTTCGGCGGCTTGGTGCACCGTGCCCAACTCCACAGCGGCGGCGTAGGGTGCGGTGGCCTCGACTTGGTAGTGCAAATCGTCGGTTTTCACTACTTGGATGCTGTCGCGCAGCTCGCCCGTATCGACGGGTGCCAGCGCCCTTGCATCGGCAGCTACCTGCCCGGCGTGCTCGGCCAGGGTTGTAGCGGCCACCTGCTGCACTCGCTGCTCATAGGCCTTCATCTCCGCCACAATTTGGCGTAGCTGGGCCTCGATTGAGTTACTCGCCATAGCCGTAAATCGTGGTCACGGTTTTCTTGGCATCCGTGGTGATACTGGCCACCGAGATGCGCTTGCCATCCCATTCCACGCGGTTGGCGAACTGCAAATCGGGCGCGTTGACGTAGCGCAGCGTGATGCGGTAGGGCTGCTTGAAATACAGCTTGCCGTCCTCGAAGAAGGTCTTAGCCTGGAGTTGCTGCACCGCAGCCCAGGTTTCCAAGGAGGCTTCGGGGCCAGTGGGTTTGCGGCCAAACGCGGTTTCTATGGTTAGGGCGGGCGTGTAAATGGTCACGCGCTCGCGGTACTTGCCTGCGGCCATTTAGAATACCCGATGCGGGGCCAGCAACGTTTTGGCCGTGATGCCTACCATCGGTGTGCCGGAGCTTTCGCGGTTATCGTAGAGGTCGCTTGCAATGCGGGCAATGGCCACCTTCACGCCCTCGGGCACGTCGGCCGGGCTTATCGTCACGGCGTAGGTCACGGTATAGGTGGGCAGGTTATGCCAATCAAGTGGGTAGTCGCGGTTGATGGTAATACCCTTGGCGTACTCCACAAAGTAGTTGTAGCCGGTAGGAATGTCGGCCAGGCTGGTGAAGAAGCCACTTACCGACTGCCGCTGCCCAACTGGAACATCGCACACCTGGTTGACGCGAAAGGTCTTGCTGGCCGTCTGGCTCACGAAGAAGCGGTTGCACCAAGCCTCCGCCAGTTGCCGGGCGGCCGGGATGTACAGGGTCAGCAGCGAATCGTCGGCTGTGGTATCGATACGGGCATGGGCCTTCAAGAAATCAACGGTGATGGGTTCGGCCATTGTAGTGCGGGCTTTCCTTATTTATGCGGCTTGGCTGGGCATAAAAAGATGGGGGACCACACCAACCTTTCGGTCGGCGGGTCCCCCAAATTCCTCACTCAGCCAGCTTATGCCAAGGCGGCGATAGCTGCGGTGAAGGTGCCTTTCACAAGTGCCGAAGGCCGGGTAACGGCTTGCAGCAAACGCTCCTCGATAACTACCGTCACCTTGTTGGTCACGAAGTCGTCCTCGTTCGAGTCCGATACCTTCACGCCCAGCGGCTCAACCTCAAACGTGTCTACCGCCATATCGAGCGCGCCGACCAGGAACTCGTCCTCGTTCATTGCGTCGATTTCCGCGATGGTCACATGCGCCACCGAGCTAGGGCCGGTCGAGAAGATGTTGGGCAGGATGTAGCGGCCCTCGCTGTCCTTGGTCAGTTCGAGCTCAGCCACTTTCGAGGGCGACATGAACACGACGTTGGCGCGGTACTGGCTCAGGCGAACCTGGTTCACGGCAGCGCGGATAACGTCGATGATTTGCGCATCGGCCACCTGGAGGGTGGTAGCGAAGGGCGTGGCCAGCGGCATGATGCCCTGGATGTTGTCGCCCAGGCCGTCACCGTAGAGCAGCTCGTAGTCCTCCACGTTGAGGGTCATCTCCACGCCGCGGCCCTGGAGGCTGTAAGCGAACGCCGGGGCGTCGTGCACGGTCTCCGTGGTCAGCTTGTAGAACGAGGCAATCTTGCCCGCGTTGGCCACAACCGGCTGGCTCTTGAACGAGATTTGCGGCTTGCGCTGACCTTCAGCCGTGATGGCAGGCGTACCGGTGGGTAGCAACTCGCGGTCGTACTTGTAGTACGGGGTAGCCAGCTTGCCAATGCGCAGGAAGTCGCGCACGTGGGTCATGCGGTTCGGCTGGGCAACGTAGCTACCTGCGGTGGTGAGGGTCTGGCTGGCGCCAACCGTCGCGTCACGCAGCATGTCGATGCCGACTGCCTTTACCTCTACCGGGCGGCTGCCCTTGGCGAAGCTCTTCAGCTCTACCTTCTCGTCGAGAATGGCGGCTAGGCTCTTCACCTCGACCTTACCGGCCGAAGCGGCATTCTTTACTTCGGTACGGAGCGCATCAACCGATGCCTGCACCGTGGCCATGTCAATTTTTACTGCGTCTACCGAGGACTTAACCTCGGCCGCAATGGTTTCGGGAGTGATTTCCACCTATTCATAGGGGCGCTATTTTGAGTGGTATGCCGCGTAAAAACGGGCTGCCCACTGATTTGCGATTTCAACCGCTTGCTTGACCTCCGGCTCGGCCGCCGCTGGTAGAGTGGTGGGCATTTCTGCCTCCGGCTCGTCGGTCGATTCGAGTGGTTTGTCCTCCAATAGGTCCAGTATCGCGGACTTCAATTCAACTTGCTTCTCTTCTAAATACAGGTAGGTGGTGTCAGCTAGATTGCCGGTACGCAGCGCCTTCTGGAGCACTGCTTCCTGCTCCAATAGCTGCTGCACGGCTGCCTTGACGCCCAGTACCCTGGCATCGGGGTTGCTGGCAAACGTCACGGTGGAGATTTCCACCAGCTGCAACTCTTGCAGGTTGCGCCCGCCGTAGCTGTTGGCGCTGAACTTGTGGGTCTTGTATCCGATACTGTTCTGCGTCAGCACCTTGTCGTTAATGAGCGTGAGGCAGTCGCGGCCCAGTTGCGTGTCGCTCACCAGGGAAATGGCCTTGAGGCCGTACCCATCCTCTTCGAGGCTCTGCGTCAGGCCGACCGCCAGCTTGGGGTCGTGGTGCATCAGATAGGGCACCTCGCCTTTGGTTTCCGAAATGGTCTTGGCGAAGCTGCCGGGCTGGATGATGTCGCGGTGGGAATCTACCGAGCCAAAGGCCGCGCCGTAGAGCACCACGCGCCGACCAGCCAGGTCTACGTCCTTGATTTCACCCGCAAGGTTTTTGAACTCGAGCGTCTTACTCATGACGTATTTATGCGGCTTGCGCAGGCTCGTTTTTTCCAGTTGCCTCAGTGGTATCCGGCGTGGCCTCTGGCGCTGGTTCTACCGGAGTTTCTTTCAACTCCCTTACCACCGTAATGCCCGAGGGCAGTAGGTAAGAATCGTCGCCTTCGGGCTTATCTAGGCCCAGCATATCGAGCTTCTGGTGCGTACTCAGGTAGTTGACGCCAGCCAGCGCCGTGAGCATCGGGGCCAGGTTAGGCTTGAGCGATTCCACGCCCGAGGTGTCGATGCGGAAACGGTACTTATCACCCGCCAGCTTGTGGTTCAGGCCGTCCATCAACTCCCATAGCAGCGGCAGTACGCAGTCGGCGTAAAGCGCTTTGTTAGCTTCGCCGACGTTGCTAAAGGTGTTGCCTTCACTGGTCGAAAGCAGTTGCGCCGGGAAGCCCAGCACGTCGGCCACTTGGCCCGCATCAAGCTTGATGCTGTTGATAATGTCGAGGTCAACCGGAGAAAGACCGGCCTGCACCGTGCCGTACTCGCCCTCGACGTAGGTCATCTTCTGCGGACCGCTGACCTTGCGCACCAACTCGTCGCCCTGCTGCTGGGTAAGGGGTTCCAGCTTCTCGCTTTCCTTTCCGAACAGCAGCACGTTAGGGCCACCCGCCGCCAATTGCTTAAGGCGCTGGCGCGTGGCCTCAATTAGATTCTGTAGTTGCAGGGCTGCCACCGTCACCGGGCTCAGGCCATAAGGGTCATTATCGGCCAGCTGCCACTTCTTGACGTGTAGCACTTGGTCGGTGGTAAATAGCTCGTAGCGGCCGTTGGCGCGGGGCGCCTTGTAGCCGCTGACAGGGGTGCGCCAGTCGTCGCCGCCAATTACTTCCGTATCCGCAGGCATGATGCGCAGCTCCTGGGGCTGCCCGGCGTTGATGCTCGGAGCTAGCACGCGGTCGCAGTAGATGAACACGTTGCCGTGTTGCAGCAGCTGCGTCAGGTACTGGTTCACGAACGCGGCCCAGGTCTGCTCGGCATTGGGGCGGTCGAGCAGTCGGGTCAGCGCGCTGGTCGGGGCATCCTGCTCGGTGCCATCGGCCTTCACCCACACCGCTTTCCAATCGACCACGCGGGCGGCGGCCTGGATGCGTCCCAGAATGCTAAGGAATACCGGGTTGCTGGCAGGCCGGGTAAGCGGGTTAAGCGACGAGGTGTTGAGAACCCGGTACTGCGGATAGTTGACAGTTGGTACAATGCTCACCACAGGCTGGGCCTTGGTTTCTACTGCCCCGCGGGGCTCGGGCTCGGACTGGCCGAGGAAGACGCGGCTCAGGGTGTTTAGAATGGGCATTAGGCGATGACTCGCTGCTTTTTGGCCGGGACTTGCACCCTAGCGATGCGCTGCGTGAAGCAGTCCACCATGTCGTCGTGCGGCGCGTTGGGGAAGCCGGTGCACTGGGCCACGAAAGCCTCATTCCATGCACCTTCGATGAGCACTACCCGCAGGCTCTCCACGAAGGGCGCTGCTGCCGATACCCGCGTCACCTTGTCGGTTGCGGGAGCCGGCGCTTCCACCACGTTGAGGCTGGTCGAGTCACGAATGAGCTGCACGATGGTCTTGCCCGATGCCTTGGGTTCGATGTAGAGCTTGCTAGCGCTGGTGTAATCGTTGTCTTCGGCTAGCTTCGAGATGAACCGTAGTAGCTGAGGGGCTTCCAAGCGCACCTCGCCCGCACCCCTTATGTATAGAACATTGTCTACCAAGGTTGAGACGAGGTAGGCGCTCGGGTCGTTTTGGGCCTTGGCAGTATAGGCCGTGTCGAGGTCAAAATCCCAAACGGGCGTTACGTGCCGGGTCAACTCCTCGAAGTCGCGCTGCGGAATCACCTGGAACCACCGCTTCTTGAGCAGCCCGCCTTCCGGTGGACTCGGCTTCTGGAGCAGCTGGTTGGCGTAGACCGTGCTGCCCTGCTCGTCTTTAATCTCGCCGAGCACCGCCCACGAGAAGCGGTCGTGCCAGAACAGCCCATCGACGTAGTGCTGCGCCCATTCCTTCGGCGAAAGGTCTTCGGTCAGCTCGGCCGGTACGCAGATGTGGCGGTAGCGGCTGCTGCCCTGCTTCAGCAGATACCCTGTCAAATCTTCCTCGTGTAGCCTCTGCTGCACCAGAATCCGGGAACCCGCTTCCAGCTTGTTCAGGCGCGAGTACAGCGTGTCCCTGTAGAAGCGAATCGTCTTCAACCGCTCTACCTCGCTGGCCGCCAGCTTCGGGTCTTGCGGGTCGTCGAGGATTATCATGTCGGCCCCCGAGCCGGTTATCTGGCCGCCCGTGCCCACCGACTTGCGGAAGCCGCCGTGCGTGTTGGCGTACAGTTCGATGCGCTTTGCGTCCCCGACGAACTGCCAAGTGTCGCCCCAGCGCTCCTGGTACCAGTCGGTAGCCATCAGGTTCCGCGAGGCCCGCGACAGGTCGTTGGCCAAGTCCTGGCCGTAGCTCACGCAGATAAACTTGGTACTGGGTCGCACCGTCCACGCCCAGGCCTGGAACATCACGGAGAATATCAGCGACTTGGCCGAGCGATACGGCATATTGACGATGATATTCTGCTTGCGGGGTAGCCCGGCCGACATGCGCTCGAACTCCTCTTGCAGCAGGTCGCAAGTAGCCTTGATGTGCCAGTTGTCACTGAAGGCTTCTCCCGGAAACAAGGCCGCGAAGGCAGCGATGAAGAAGTCGTAATAACTCTTGGCGTAGAGTGCTTGGTCAACCTCTATGATAGAGGGAATAACCAACGGCTCCACTACTCATTGGCGGCGGGTTTTAGGAGCAGTTGCAACTGGCGCAGCTGCTCGACGCTGTGGCTCTGCAAATCGTAGGGGCTGGCCTGCACGTTGTTCACCTGCACCATCGTGGTCGGGGCGTGCAGGCCGAAGATGCGCTCGATGCGGCCCAGCATATCAGCCGCCAGCTTGTGGTCACCAGCCAGTTCAGCAGCCTGCGCCCACTGGTAGTATTTCTCCTTGTGGCGCTCGCGGATAACATACACCGTCTCCTCTGTATCGCTCATGTCCAGCCACTGCGCCTTCGCCCAAGCCAAGTCTTCTTTCGCGGTGGTCACGCTGTAGCCCAGGTCGGTAATGAACTTGGTGATGGCCCGAGCTGAGTTGAGGTTGGCGTACAACTCCAGGGTTTTAAGGCGGCGGGCGGTCGTCTGGGCTAGGGTGCCGCGTCCCTCGCTGTCACGCGGTTGCAGGTCCAGGTATGGCTGCGGGGTCACCCAGAACTCGTCGTCGCTGGTGGGTAGTAAATCCAAAACTATAGTGCGCTATTTGTCTATCTATTAGATTCTTATCACTCACTTTATGATTATCTGCTTGCCTAAACGCGTATGATAATAAAAATAAATTGTATCTTGTTATAATAATAACTATATACATTTGCTGAGTTTATCTCACCAAAATTTCATCACCCAGTATCTCCCTATGAAAAAGTGTATTGCTTTTATTGTCTCCTTTATGTTGCTCGTTTTAAGCGCCCAAGCTCAAAATGATTGCGAAAAGCTGTTGGAGGACGGGCTCTATCAAAAAATAAACATCACTGCTAGAAGCAGTTTTAGCCAAGACTTGCGAACATACTTCTTATCTGAAACTTTCAAAAACGATGTTAGAAAGGGGAGTTGGGGCGGAAGCTTTGCAATACCTATTGACGGAGTGCCCTTTAATTTAGGTGCCAATTCGAGTGATGAGGATTTTTCTACATTTAAAAGAAAAATCGAATCTTCAACACAATTAAACGTTGCAACAAGTGATTTTATTAATATTTCCAAGCAGCTACCGAATACTTCACTCTATGACGCTTATGTCGAATGTAAAAAGATTCCAGATGGTAACGCAGTAGGATTCTTCGCAGGCAAAAAAATTGAGACTGAAAAAACCGTAATATTCACTTTTTATTTTAGGCAAGCAGATGTTAATGCAAAGGCACCTAAGGTTGAGTCGTTTACGGTCGAACCTAAAAGTGCTCTGCTCAGTGATAATGGTATTAAGGTTGGTAAGCGGATACCCTCTTACTTAATGTCCGTGGTTTGCTTAAGGAGTGAGGAGCATGAAGTCACTTGCACTATCCAAACTGGAAGCGGCCATGTGACTGCTAATTCGGGGCCTACACAAAGCTCGAAGACAGAAACACCAATCGGCACAGTCATTACCTCGTTTTTAGCCTTTGACAGATTCCGTGAAGCAATTGGCGAAAGCGGGACTTGGAAGTTCTCAAGTAAGTGGGCCCCGTGCGATGGTAGAGATGTAACTACGTCTGCATTCGCGAAGCACTCAGGTGCGTCAAGAGTGCCTGATTTGCGGGGAATGTTCTTGAGAGGCTTAAATACCTTTGATTACACTCCACCAGCAACGGTTAACCCAATCAACCCAAGTCAGAGAGACCCTGAAGACCGCGTACCAGGCAGTTTTCAAGGTGACGATAATAAGTCTCACCGTCATAATACAGAAGTTGCAGCTGACATGGTTGGGACTCCTGATGGTGGTGGAGACGTAGGCCCAGGAACAGAACCTCATAACTCTTACTGGCGGGGAAATAGAGGTGTACCTGTTAAAGCAATGCCAACAACTCTATCTGGTAACAATGAGAGTAGACCAAAAAATGTGGCGGTGTATTATTACATTAAGATTAACTAAATAAAAAAGGCCAGCATTTGCAAATGCTGGCCTTTTTTATTTAGCTACTAGTCCAAGTAAAACCCTCGTGTTTAGAGGCTGGGCGCTTATGTAGCGCAGCCCCTGTAGAAAGACTCGATAATTGTTTGCCCTCGTACGCCAGCTCTCCACCGCGCAGAACAGCACCCTCTCGACCAATGACCTGCTACGCCTTCTGCTCATCAGCTACCGGGGTGGCTAGGGCCGTTCCCGAAGGTATCGGAAATAACTTGAACTGCTACTATATGGATGAATATTATAATCAAGCATTTGTGTAAATTTAAAAATTAATATAAATAATACCAATAATTTTCTCTATTTTTGGCGCTGATGCACTTAGGGAATAAGTAGTGGCTGTTACTGAATCATAAATGATGACACATATTATACCCGCTTTTAAAAGCGGGTATAATATGTGTTTCCGATTTGTGTGGTCTGAAATTTTCTCAATCAATTTCGTTTAAATCAAAGCACTTGCTACAATGATTTACCACCCAAGTCAAGAAGAATTGGAATTCTTAAAGCATTTAGCGGAATTTGCAATCGCTACCCCTGCTGTATTAAAAGGCGTACATGAAGCCATAAAAATAATTCGTGATGCCATAGAAGCATTTAAGAATTATCAATTGCAAAGCAATCCGCTTCCAGTATCAATTGATGCTGAGACACTCAAATTGTTTTCAAGTGTCTTTTTAGGGACGAAAGAGAAGATAACCCTTCTTCCTGCACAGCATAAGCACAAGCCAAACTTCCTTCCTAAAGAATATGTGGAAAGGCAAACTTATATAGCGGATATTTTTACGGCGCCAAGTTTGAAAACTGCTAACGCATTCATAAGAATGTTTGAAGCGTATGAGGGCAGAATTAAGTCGGTTGACCAATTGCAGGCTGCTAAAGGAGATGGCAACATAGTTGTAATGGGTAGTCCGACATCTAACTTTATTTCGCGAATAGCTCTAGGTTATAAAGAAAACAAAAATAGCAATACAGGCGCAGGTGTTAAGGGTGCTAAATACATTCATAAAGATGCTTTTGAACTTAAAATTCGTTATGCGTTAGATGAAGCCGAGATTTTAGGTGTACAAGACTCCCCTCATCACTACGTTTATCGTAATGAAGATGGAGAAATAGCGGAAGTGCTAAACTGGGGTATTAGGAAGTCTAACGGTGAAATTTGCTTGCCTGAAACGCAAAACAAAGTTTTAATGCAAGATTACCTATTGATTTCTTGTCTACCAAACACGTTCAACAAGCATTCTTATGATGCAGGGCATCGGCTAATTAATATTGGTGGTGCCCACCGTGAGGGCACCCTAGCCGCTGAAAAGCTATTTTCAGATAAAGCGATGCTCACAGAGTTGAGTGAACACTTGCAGGTGGAGAAAGGCAAGAAAGACGATACACGCTTCTGGCAAGCGTTGGTTTTAGTTGATTCTAATCCAACTACTGGAAATATCTCATTAAATCACGTAATGGAGTATTGCCCAATTGACATTCATGAACGAGCTATCGAAGCAGTAGTTCAAGCAAATCATGAAGCTCTTATGAGCTTTGGCGCCCAATCGTAAATTCAACGGCGTGCTGCGCCTGCTGCTCACCAGTTACCACGGCCGCTAGCCGTTTCCGAAGGTATCGAAACAATAAGCGCAAAAGATGTATTTAGAAGCAATTGCCATACACATTTACTTAAAAAAGCGGCCACCTCAGAAATGAGGTGGCCGCTTTTTTAAGTAAATGTGAAGCGAAATCAAGTGTTGATTAACACCTTTTTGCTTTCGTTTCTACTACTACGTCGGTAATCAAATCTCGCAAAACTTTGATTGTGGTTACCGACTCCAATTGCTTCAAAATGGTTTCTGCTTCGCTATCAGCAAGCAGCACAGGGTATTTGCCATGCACTTTTTCTCCTATTTTTGAAGCTAATTGCTGACCAAGTTGCACAAAGGAAACATAAGCTTTCTTGCCAGGCGCAGCTAGGGGCAAGTATGAAAACTCTGATTTTTCTTCCTCCCACATAGCAGCCTCGTAGGTGTGAGTAACAGCGGTATGAATCTTTTGAAAAGGGAACTTGAAATGCCTTTCCCAGAGCGGCGAGCTTCTGACTTCAAAGTGGTCGCAATACTTTTTGGGTAGTCGCAGGGGCTTGCTAGACCAGGGCCGAGCAGCACCCACCACAAATACTGTATCGACAGACAAGATGCCCTCCTCGGCACTGTGGCCGCTAGCAAAAATGAGTACTGAACCCGGTTGTACGTAAGGTCCTGAGCTTTTTTTGCGTCTAAGCTGTGTAGCGTGGCAATAGGAGTATAGCCAATGACGATGAAAGACAAAAGGGTCTTCGTTCCCCTCGCCTACCCGGTCAACGTGAACAACACCGCGCCAATCCGTCGATACTTCGCCATTGACCAAAGCAGTGGCGCTAACATTGACTAGCTGCCGAGCATGGTCTGGATGGAAAATTATGTAGTGCGCTATGCTCATGCTGCTTCTACTGTTTAGAAGTTAATTCCGAGTTGACCCTAATTCAAAAACTGGTTGATTGTAACGTAAGTGGCAAAGGGGTCACCTCCATTTTCTAGCGTGTCATTTGCCATCCTTGTGGCTAAAACTTCAAGACCACAATCTTTATCTAATTCCTCTATCGTTTTTAGTATGTCATCCTTTTTCACCATTAAACCAACCATCATCAGCTGATTCATTAACTTCAGCGCAATGATGTTTTTGGCTTCGCCAATGGCCAAGCCCATTATAATTCCAAATAAAAAGTTGTCGGCGGCAATTGTAAGCCCTTCTTCTAAAGCGGCGTAGTCGAACCTGCGTTTGGCGCTATCGGTGATAGTGTCCCAAATCTTGTCAATCATGGCCTCGTCGTTGATTGCGTCCTTCTTCATGTTGTCTGTGTTTTTTAGTGTGCCTGGTTCAGGCACTAAGATAGTGTTTTGCAGATGATATAGCACTAAGTGCGGACCTTTGCTTCCCCATTGAACATCTTGATATGACTGCTACGCTCTACTTGCCGCAAAAAACACCACGTCCCGTGCTAACGGAAGGACTGATGTTGTCCAATCCAACCTCCGGGTTTGTGAGCATCCCTACCGCCATCCCTGAATTACTGAGTTGTGCACCTGAACTAGTTGACGTGCTGGCCAGCGGGGCAAGCTACACTGTGTACACTGTCTTCGACAGCGAAGAGGAGGCTAACCCCACCGCGACTCAAATCGTGGCTGAGTTGACGGATATCGATTTTGATGCTGCCAGCGAAGATGAGTTGCTACGCGGGCCGGTCTTAATAGTAAAACTTTAATGTTGAGCGCGTAGGTCAAAGTAATAAATCACGAGCTTGCCATAATTCAAGACAAGCCGCTACTCCTCAAAATCTTAGCTTGACAAGTGCTATTTTATTTTGCTTTATTGCGAAAAAGGGTTAAATTTGCATACTATAGTTAGCACAATATGCAAAATTCTCTCTTCCCAGAATACAACGAAGCAGTAGCAAAAAATAAGGCCCCCCGTAAGGTAAGGTCTGGTGCTGTTGACGCAACTAGCCGCTACTCCACGCTACGGCGTGAGTTGGACAATGACCCGGATAATCGTAATTGGGTTGAAGTAGACACCACTAGCGGTGTGCCTAACAATAGAAAACCCACTTACGTGGACCTATTCAGCGGTGCCGGAGGAATGTCCGTCGGGTTCAGAAATGCAGGTTTTCAAAAATTAGCTAGCGTTGAAATAGACGAGATAGCGTCTAAAACCATTCAGCATAATTTTCCTGAATCTCATCACTTCAATAAGCCTATTCAAGAACTCACCAACGAAGAATTGGATGCTGCGCTGAATGGTCAGGAAGTAGACGTTGTTTGTGGCGGGCCTCCTTGCCAAGGCTTCTCAGTAGCAGGACTTCGGCGACATGATGACCCACGCAACAAGTTGTTTTGGGAGTACATCCGAATCGTCCAGCATTTGCGCCCAAAGTACTTGGTAATGGAAAACGTACCAGGTATCTTAACCATGCAAGATGGCAAAGTGTACAAAGAGATTTTGCATCAATTTGCTTTAGCTGGTTATCCCAACGTTAGTGTACGTATACTGGAAGCTGCTGAATATGGTGTCCCTCAGTTGCGAACGAGAGCAATTTTCATTGGTAACCGTATGGATATGCCCAATCCATATCCCGCCAAAATCCGCACTAGGGATACTTACTCAACCATAGATGAAACGATTGAGGATTTGAAGCATAAACCCTTCGACCCTACTATTAATCATCATGGTACTACACATTCCAAAACGATGGAGGAACGTTTAGCTGCCATTCCTCCCGGTGGCTCGTTATATGAAACGTTCCGTGATGCTTGGAAACGGCAATACAAAGGCCGTCCTAGCATGGCTATTAAAGAGAACCATGGAGGCGTGCACGTTCACTACGACTTGAATCGCGTATTAACTGCACGCGAAATGGCTCGCTTACAGACCTTCCCTGATAGCTTCTTTTTTCAAGGGACCTTCAAAAAAGCATACTGGCAAATAGGCAATGCAGTGCCTTGCCTATTTGCTGAACACATCGCTAAAGGCGTAAAAAAACAGCTCCTTAAATAGGAGCTGTTTTTTTATTGACTTCTGCATTTAACGCTTGCCTCCAAGCCTGCAAGTCATACCATCCACAACCTACACAGCCTTGCTCGGCTTCAGCACCTACATTCGGAACTTCGGCAGGCCAATTCTCATCACCTGCATAGTAATACTTTATTCCGAATGGCGTGCCACGTTTTTCTGTCTGAAAGCAATTACGACAAACCTCCCTCTTTTGCTGATTACGTTGGTTGCTGATTAACTGAAATTTAGTCCTAATCTCCCCATCACTCATTGTATCAGGGTTTTCTTGCGTTGTTGCTCGGTCCCAGCGCATCTCTGGAAACTTGTGGTCGGGTAGTAAGCTGTTATCTAGCCTATTTTCATAAGCATCAATTCCACGCAATGCCTTAATGGCTTTTTTGCGAAATTCTGCGCTCATAGTCTCGTATTTTAGACCATAACCACGCGGTATGGGAAGCATACGATAATAATGAACCGTTTTTCCAGCGGCGTCTTTACGGCTTGTATCACCAACGATAACAAAGCCCAAATCTTTTATGACCTGAATTCTCTTGGCTGGATTATTACTTGAGCCTGGTAGTCCATCTCCTGGCCTAACCCATTCCAGTGTTAGGAAGTCAGTGAAGAATGGCCGTGTTACTTCGGCCTTTTCAAATAATTCTGAAGCCAGCGCTTTTTGTTCAGCTACCCAACCTGCCTGTGCTGAAGGTTCGAAGAGTGGGTAGATGGACTCTAAATACTCGCCAATTTCTTTGGGCTCAGTAAGAAAAAGGCCGGAACGACGGTCTTTATAGGGGATATAACCTTCCCAGTGGTAGCCTTTATCAAATAAAAGCTGAACTGATACATTCGCTTCGGATGCCTTGGAATGCTCTTTCAAGCCAAGAACTCTAATATTAGGGTTCTTAAGTTGTGCCTGTATTAATTGAGGGGATAGTGCTGGGTTCATTTTCTAGCTGAATGAAAAGTTGGCTTACAGAAACGCCAAGAGCCTCACCCAACTTGAGAATGTTCGTGATTGTGAGGTTTTTCTCGCCTCGTTCAATCATACCCACATAAGTTCTATGCAGGTTCGCCCGCTCTGCTAGTCCTTCTTGCGAAAGCCCAGCGGCTAGACGGTATTGCCTAACTATGCGTCCAAACTTTACCAGTGCCGCGTGATGCTCTTTGTCCATTTTCTGAGGCCTCAAAGCTATCCTTTCAGGAACCTAGGCACTACATACTATAGTTAGCATCTCGCGGTTTATAATGCGACTGCTAGCTATATGGACAGTGTAAAAGCTATGGAGCATGGTGCGCGACTTAGCTGCGTGCGCTCAAAAAATACCAAACCTGAAATGCTAGTACGTCAGTACCTTCATGCACAAGGCTTTCGATACCGTTTGCATGATAAATCCTTGCCAGGAAGCCCTGATATAGTTTTACCTAAGTATTCAACCGTAATCATGGTGCAGGGCTGCTTTTGGCATCGGCATGATGAATTGTGCGGAGTCAAGGCACGAGTGCCCAAATCCAATACGGATTTTTGGATTCCCAAATTGGAGCGCAACGTGCAGCGAGACATTGAAAATCAACAAGCTCTACGAAAGGCTGGTTGGAGTGTGTTAGTGATATGGGAGTGTGAGTTAAAACGGGTCAACCGTGGAGCTACATTAGCTAAGCTCACTAATGCCATTTTGAATAATGGACATGGTGACAGTAGCCATCCCGTGTTTTTTGAATGATATTTTTGTGGTATGAACCAAGAGGGACCAGCTACTATGTCTACCATTCTTGATGCGCACGGCCATGCTTTTAGCCTTGGAGCAAGTGCTCACGTGTATAAATGGCGGCCGACTGTGCCTTTGGGCATACCCTACTTATGGACAGTGGTTGAGCAAAATGGCAACTGGTACGTGCAGCCTCGTCCTACAGGCGATTTGCAACCCTTAACGGCCGCTTTTGGGCGTACTCTTTGCCTTTTTCAAGAGCCCGATTTTGCCAGACCAGAAGCCAATGCCGTCATTTGGCACCGATTACTGAAACTTGGCTGGGTTATCCATGCTGAACAAGTTGGCAATAAATTAGAATACTTGTTTCAAGCGCGATGTGCTATACCTGCACAAGACCAACGCAATGCTACATTAAGCCTTGTAGTCACCGCTGCAAGCTTGAATCGACGAGGCACTACAACTGAGTCTCAAGCTGAGTTGCTGTGGAAACATCTGCTGAATGAAATTTCAAAACGAGCAAACTCGGATTCGGTAGTTGAGAAACGAATAATAGCTAGCGTGGTGTCTACTAGCAGCCAGTTATCTACTAACAGCTAGCTCGGACGCGGTACGCAAGCCTTTTTGTAGTTCCATTCGAGCCTGCGGTATATGCGGCGTCACAGTTAATTTCTCTTTTAGCGCCAACTCAGTGGGGTGGCTAGATGCAGCCACTGCGATGACTCAAGCCTAAGGAAGAAGGGAGAGCAGACAGAGTGCTACCATTATCTGGTGAGGTTTCGTACCTAAAGCCCTACCCATACGGGTGGCCTTCTTCACTCAACTGAAGTATGAGTGACTATTACTAAGGGATGCTTCTGATATACTTGTCATAGAAGTTATTAATCCCCATAGCGTAAAACAAGGCACTTGATGGCTGAGTCACAGCGAAAGGTTCTGGTTTGTCATACACCTGCTTCACATCGCCTCCAAGCTTCGAAGCCATTATTTTGAACTTGTAGGTGCTCACATGGCCAGTATCGGTTTTCATACGCTGGTCGTACATCCCTACACTTTCTCCTTGAAATGTAACCCCTAAATACCGCCATTTTCTGGGCGGCACCACTACGTCAGCAAAACGCACAAGCGTATCACGCTTCACTACCACTGTATCTGGCATTTCGTGACCAAGCTGATACACACGATAACGTTTTCTAAACTCTCGTTGGCGCACGGTAACGGTGTAGACCTTGCTAGTGGAGAGGTTTTTCAGAATAGACACATCGGCGTATGGGTCTAAGTCATCACGCCGTTTAAGTTCTAAGTCTGGATTCTTATCGCTTTGTTGTCCCACCAACAGTAAGCTAGCCATTAGCAATAAGGTTTTCATAGAGGCAAGATTACTTGATGGGTTGAGCTAAAGCAGCTTCACAGTCTGGCTGTACTCATTTGGCGACCGTATTTATTGGTGCTTGCCGAGCAGCGGCTTAAGCTGTTTAGCCACCGCCCGTTCCACCAGCGGCAGCAACTCGGCCATGTCGGCCTCAAACTCAAAAGCCGTTAGTTTTAACTCTAATGCCATTCCACGCGTCCAGTGATAGAGTTGTAGCCCCTGGGTGCCTGCCGTTCTTGAAAAGCCAAGATGCTGGATAACTCGCCCCCACAGGGCTTTCTTCACCTTCCCCACGTAGAGCACCGGCGAGGTATCATCAATATTACGTCGAAGCGCTGGCATCGCCCGCTTGCCTTCATAGGTTCTTGCTGCCGCCAGTATCGCGCTGGGGCTGCTTGGTGGGCATAGCTCGAACACGTACACCACCGGCCCTCGCACTGCCGCCAACCGCTCGAAGTTGTCTCGATGCTCTGCGGCTTTTCGGATGTCTATCGCCTCGTAATTCTGTAGGCCGCCAACATCGAAGTGAAAGTGGTGTATCGCTTTTACCCCATGCTCGGCCACGCGTAACAGCGGTTTGGCTGCTTGGCTACATTCATGCTGGATGGCATTCAACATTGCCTGCCCTTGCAGTGTATCGCTCATAATTAAGCTATGGGCTTACGGTTGGCTGCTACTGCGTACGTCGGCGCAGCACGTAGAGAGTATAAGTGACAACCGACGTGACACCCACGTACTCCCAGCCACGACTGGTCATATAAGTGAGACCTGTTATCGCGGAGTCAAGCTTTCTAACCTCTTGGTCTAGGGCATCTAGTTCCGGATTGTTAATTGCCGGCTTCGCATGTTGACCATATTCCAGGTGAGCGCCCCGAGATTGTGTGCCCTCACCTACCAAATGGCAGTATTGGTACTGTTGCTCAACTTGGGATGAACTGGCAGGTGGAGCAGTCTGAGCTAAGGTGGTAAGAGCAGTGACCGAAAGCAGTAGCGCAATGATGAAGGGTTTGAGCATGAGGTTTTGGGTTGCCGAGCCTCAAAGCTACTGTTTTGGTATCAATAGTTTTAAAGCTCTACTCAAATCCATCTAGGTAGAGAGTTATTAGCTAGCAGCCAGTTCGGACGCGGTACGTGAGTCCTTTTGCAGCCTCATTCGAGCCTGCGGCGCATACAGCTACACAGTTATTTTCTCTTTTTGCGCCAGTTCGGTAGGTGGGTAATGCCACCACGCCGACGGCCCTGGCTAAGAGGAGAGGGGAAACACAGTGTGCTACCATTATCTGGTGAGGTTTCGTACCTAGCTCCGCTATACACACCTTATGATGGTACGAAAGGCAAAGCATCACAGCCGCGCTTCCGATATGCCTTATGAAACGTGTCGCCAAGATTGTTGCGTGATAACGGAGCGGATAGTAGTAGGCGACACGCCGTATTCCTTAGCTAGCTCATAAGATGAAACGCCGCCAGCAGCATAAACCGCTAAGATGTGTCGCACCGTGGCTTCGGTGAGTTTGGCGTTAGGCTTCGCGCTCCCCCTTGGCCGATGAATGCGTTCGTCAGCCGACGTGCGGCCGGAATTATCCGCGTTGGATAGCCAGCGTAGGTTGACCAGTCGGTTATCGGTTTTTATGTAGTTGATGTGGTCTACTGTGGGTTTGTTCATGCCCGTCGGAGCCGCCAAGAATGCAGCGGCTACTAGCCGATGGACGTGCATGAGCTTCACTTTGCCCCTGACGCTCAGGCCTACGTGGTAGTAGCCCATCTTGCCCAACTGGGGCTTAAGTAGCCGATTGAAGCGGCACGAGTAGACTTCACCCTCGCTCGATACCTTATAAATGCCCTCGTAGCCCGCTACGTCCCGCCATTGTGTGATATTTGATGTAATCATGGCCTTCTACTACCGCAGAAGGTCAAAGTCTTACGCGTTCATTTTCTTCTTCAATACACCCCCGTCTACCTTGATGTACCGCCGTAGCACTGCCGCGTCGGTCGAGCCAATCATCGACAATATTTCAGTCTCCGCAAACCCGTTGGCAAAGCAGTTACTGATGAACGTGCGCCGGCCGGAGTGCAGCGAGATAAGTTCGTGCTGGGGTTTGCGGAAGGCAAATGCTTCGGCCAGTTTGTGACGGTAGATAGAAATGGGCTTGGTCAGGCCAATCTCCTTGCAGCAATTCTTGATTGCCACATTCACCTTCTGCTCGACGGCCACATTTAAGTCCCAATTGTAGCGCCGCAGGATTTCCAGCGCTATCGGGGTAACTGGCACCCTAGTCCAGCCTCGGTTCTTCTGCGTGCGTAGCACGAGCAGGCCATCATCGAGCCGTAGCTCCTTACTGCGTATAATATCGGACCAGCGGTAGCCGGTCTCACAGGCGTATACGAACAGGTCAACGTATTTCCTCGTCATGCCCTCCCACGGGTAGGCGTAGAGCTTCTCGACCTCAATAGGGGAGAGGTGCACCACTTCCTTGTCCTCGGTGTAGACCTTAAACTTCTTGTAAGCCGGATTAACGGCCACTTCCTGCTCTTCCTCGCACCATTTCAGGAAAGCCTTCAGCCGTTTGACTACCGAGCCGAAGAAGCCGTTGTAGCTGCCCTTGTCGTAGAGCTCGTACCTCGCCAGGGCTTCGTAGAATGCGCTGTCCATTCCCTCGAAGGTGAGTTCCCACTTCTTGGCCTTGCTGAAGTCCTTCATCTTCTGCACGAAGGAGGCTCGTTGCTTCTTAGTGCCCTCCGCTACGTGCAGGGTGTCGGCGTTGTACTTGACCAATAGCTTCTCAAACGACGGCTGATTAGCTTTAGCCATTGCGGCAGGCGCGGCTAACGCCACTGTAGATGCTTCTGGCATCACCAGCGCTTGCATCGATATTGGCGCATTTCTAAACCTAGCCTTCACGGCTTCCATCGTTGGTTCCACGCCCATGATGACAAGCTGCCGGGCGCATTCCATCAATTTGAAGCGTAGATTATCAATCGCTAGGTTGATGGTGCTGGCCTCTCGGTACTGTGCCCTAACCAGCCCCTTGACTTTATCCCATTTATCCGGTGCTATTGCCAGGCCAGTGGCCTGGGCAAAGTACAGCGTATTGTGCGTGTACCAAACGTGTATGGGGCATTCTTCGCCCCGGCCAACCTTGCGTAAGTATGCCTTGGTCTGCAT